TTTTATTATAAATATTATAGACCTTTGGTCTCTACGATTTTTTTCAATTTTTCCAAATATAAAATCGCATCCATGTGTTCTTGTTTAGCGTGTTCAATCCACTCTAAAACGCTTAAATCTTCACGATCTAAATCAACTCCATATTTTGTTTTACCAAATGTGGCTCTTGAAACAAATTGGTCAATAACTGAATCAACAATTGAATCTGTAACCTTAATTTCTCTATTCATTTTTTTAATAGCTTTTCTACTTCTTTATCTTCAATACCCATTTTGTATAGAACATTTCTTACTCCATGTTCACGTAAAATGTCAATGTATTCTTCAGCTTCGCCTAAACTGCATTCAAAATGTTTTGCTACGTACTCTACCAAAGTAGCAGGCTGTCTCTTTGTTCTTGACTTAACGTACTTCAAGAACGTTTTAGTTTTTGGGATCATCTCTCTATAAATTAAATATGTTTGTTGTTTGTTCTCGTATGGTAGAGTTTGAACAAAATTAGCTAGTTCAACATAATTTATATTCATAGATACATATCGATGTATCATGTAAGAGTTCCATTTATCCCATGATTCTTCCGAAATATTTTCAATAGGAGTTTTATAAAGGGTGATTTCATTTAACCACCCCCATATATCTTTTATCTGTTTTTTAGACATTTAAAGTAATATCTTTATATTCATCACGAAGGTCTGATGGGAGAGAATCTATTAAGATTTTTTTACTTTCTAAATCATAAAAAACTGGGATGGGAATTAGTTGGTCTTCTTCTGCTCCAACTAAAAATTTAGAAATTTTGCGGACAATAATAGCTTGTCCAAATAAATGATTACCATCAACTCCTGTTACAGCAGCTGTGTTTTTAAAATCAATGTTTAATTTAGGTTGTTCTTGCATTTTATTTGTTTTTATTGGTTACTTTTTCTTTTCTATATTCGTAAAAATCATGGATAAATCCTGCTGCGACAATTATGTTCATTCCAAATGACATTAATATCTCATGTAAATCAGCATAAATAGATGTCATCAAGTGGATATGTCCAACTGTCCAAAAAGGTACGGACAAATTACTTGATACCCACGAAAGAGTGTATTTTAGGAAATGTTTCATATAACTTCTATAATCTTTGCAATTGCAGACATTACGTTAATTTCTTTATCAATTCGAAAATTTGCTTGATGTAAATGTTCATTTAATATAATGGTAACAGAACCTTCTTTGCCTGGGGCATATTTTGAGCTGTGTTCAAATAGGGAGCGGTATAGTTCTTCAAAGTCTTTAACATTTGAGTCTGCTATAATTTGTCTAATAGTAAGCCATTTTTTATTACCTACTAATTCTTTTAATACTTCTTTAATATAGCTGTTTGAGGTCAAAACAGTTTCATCAAGTACAACATTATCGTCTTTTACAGACATCTGTAAAACGTTTAACATTTTACGCATGTCAGGATAGTATTTTATTATTAGTGATTTTAAATCTTCAGGTGTATAGGATATGTTTAATTGATCAGCTAAAATCCAAGTTAAATGGTTGTACACATCCATTTTTGTTGGTGGAACGATTTTAAGTACTTGACAACGTGATTGAAGCGGGTCAATAATTCGTTCTATAAAATTACAAGTTAAAATAAAACGTGTTGAACGAGAAAATGTTTCAATTACATTTCGTAAAGCTGCTTGTCCTTGAATTGTAATAAAATCAGCTTCATCTAAAATTACTACTTTAATACCTTTCCAAGATGCAGCACTAGCAAACCCTTTTACTTTTTCTCGAATTGTATCAATTCCATTTTCATCAGATGCGTTTATATAAAGATAATCACAATCTAAATTTTTAACTATAATTTTAGCTAATGTAGTTTTACCTGTACCTGCAGGTCCATAAAAAATAAAGTTTTGGATATCATCTTGATCAAGGTACTTTTGTATTGTATCTTTGACATTTTCATTCCCTACATAATGTTTTAATTCAGTAGGACGAAAACGTTCTACATACAATGTATTTTCTTTCATAACTTTAATATATTAAAAACCTTTTATTAAAACAAATTTATTTTATAATACCTGCTCGAACTTGGAAATTACGTTTAAGTTTACGTTCAGATAAGTTATTTAAATAATCTTGCACTTTTTGTTGAATATTACCTCTTTCTTTATTACTTTTAAATCCTGAAATTCGTAATATAGCATTGTTTGGGTCTTGTTTAGAAAGTACTACTTTAACTTTTAAATCTGATTGTTCAGGTTTTAATTCGGAGATTTTAGATTCTAAATCATCTTTTAAATCTTCAGCATCTTCTGCTGTTAAAGTTGATCCATTAGGATTTTTAAGAATATCATATGATGAAATAGATGGTACTTCTTTTTCTTTTGATTTTGATTTTGGTTTTTCTTTAGTATCAGCATCTTGTTTGCTAATAATAAAATCCTTTATTCCAGCATTTTTCATTACTGTTTTAAGTACTTTTTCTAAAGTTTCATCATTAGGAACAGTTTTATTATCTGGTTTAGGGAATGTTATTAATCCATTTTTTTCAACCCATTTTAATATATCAGATTTTTGAGTAATATCTAAAATGATTGGAATCATAGCTTCAATACTAGATTGAGGATAAAATACTTTCCAATCAGTAGCTTCTTTTGGTAATTGATCATAACTTAAATCTTCCCATCCTGTAATATCTAGACCTGTTCTTGATTGAATATCTTTAGCTTTTTTAAGTCTCCATTCAGTACCAGCTGAGTTCCATTCTTTTCTATTAGCTGGAATTTTCATATTTGGTCCGCCACCAGGGCCAAATGCTTTTTGGATTATTGGGTTGATTGATGGGTCAGCTTGCCTTTGATAAGTTACATATTGACCATATCCAGCATCTTTATAGTTATTTAAATCATCTAAAGCATCTTTAACTTGCTCTATTGGAGTTTCTTTAGTAGCTATAAAATATTCTTGAGGAGTATAAATTCTTTTTTTGTTATCTTCTTCCTCATTTTCAAATAAAAAGTAATTTGTTAATCTCATATTTATAAATATTTAAAAAAAAGGATCCATTACATTGGATCCCCATAAATGTTGTAGCGTTTTGTAGGCTCAGGTTGTATCTCTTTTTCTTCACTCCGAATAGCATATAATTTACTATCTAAAGGAGCTAAACGAAACTCTACTTTTTCTTGGTTTGCTTCAAACCATGCTTCTAAAGCATCAGTAAGTGATTTATGAATTACTTTATTTTTATCGTTTACAAGCACCCAGGAATCTCCTGGTGGTACTCGTGTTGCGATAAGCTCGTTGTATTCTACTTTTTCTACTTTCATATTATATCATTCCCATCATTGACGGATCAAAGCCACCGTCTGGTTTTTTATCTTCTGGTTTGTCTACTACTGTGCATTCTGTTAATAAGATTGTACCTGCAATTGAAGAAGCGTTTAATAAAGCGTTTTTGGTTACTTTATGTGGGTCAATAATACCTTCTTCTTTCATATTAACAATAGTTTCTGTTTTAATATTAAAACCACTCCATACATTATCAGAATGCCCAATTTCCATATTAATTGGATACATATCACTTTCAGCATATCCTGCATTTGATAAAATAACTTCAAATGGTTTACCACATGCTCGATAAACTAATTTTTTACCATAATTAAAATCATCTGAATTATCTTTTGAAAAAGTAATACCTTCACGAGCATATAATAAAGCTGATCCTCCACCTGGTACGATGCCATCTTCTAAAGCACATTGTGTAGCGTGTAAAGCATCATCAACGCGGTCTTTTTTCTCTTTCATTTCGGTTTCTGTACTTCCACCCACATGAACCAAAGCTACTCCACCTACAAATTTAGATAGGCGCTCTTGTAATTTTTCCATTTCAAACGGTGTTTGAGCATTTTCAATTTGATTAGTAAGTGACTCTACTCGAGATGTGATTTCTTCTTCAGTACCACCACCATCAATAATTGTAGTTTTTTCTTTAGTAATAGTAACTGTTTTAGCTTTACCTAACCATTCAAAGTTAAATTTATCTAACTTCATGCCTTTTTCCTTATCAAATACTTTACCACCAGTTAAAATAGCAATGTCTTCAAGAATTAATTTTCTACGTTCACCGAAGTCAGGAGCTTTAACAGCACATACTTTAAGTGTACCTCTCATTTTATTTACAATTAATGCTGCTAATGCTTCACCATCAATGTCTTCAGCAATAATTAAAAGTGATTTTCCACTTTGAGCTACACCTTCTAAAATATGAACTAATTCTTTTACAGGACTAAATCTATGATCTGCTATTAAAATATAAACATCATTTAAAATAGAAGACATGTTGTTATTATTTGTAACAAAATAAGGTGATTTATATCCTCGTTCAAATTGAATACCTTCTACAACTTCTAAATATGTTTCATCTGTTTTAGATTCTTCAATATAAACTACACCTTCACGTCCTACTTTTTCCATAGCGCGTGAAATTAATTTACCAATTTCTGGGTCATTGTTAGCTGAGATTGTAGCAATTTGTTCAAGTTGTTCTTCAGAGGTAATTCTTTCTGAATTTTGTTTAAGAGTAGCTAATACTTCTTTTACTCCGGCATCAATTCCTCTTTTAATTTCAACCGCATTTGCTCCTTCATTTAATTTAGAAATACCACCCTTAACTAATTCACGAGCTAATAAAGTTGATGTTGTTGTACCATCACCTGCATGATCTGCAGTTTTAATAGCTGCTTGTTTAACCATTTTAACACCTACTTCTTCTATATTATTTGATAAAGAAATAGATTTAGCAACAGTTACTCCATCTTTTGTTGATTGTACTTGACCTTGATCATTTACAAT